GTGTGCCGTTCTGCGAACTCACCGTCATTGAGGAATACGCGGTGGACATCTTCGTTCAGCATATCTTTGAAGCTCATACTACGGGAGTTTCCGCGGAGAGATCAGGCGCGTCCATTACGCCGAAATATTCATCAAGAGCTGTCACCATATCCTCCTTGGTGGTACCAACCTTGAATGTGATACCAACGGACTTTGCGATTGCTCTCAAATCAGATGCATTGGAGTCAATGCTATACTCGGGAATATCGGTTACGCTGTCGCCCTCATATTCGCTCTCTGCGGGGGCTTCGATTTCGGGAGGGTTGACGCTCGCATTATCCTCGTCTGCGCTCTCTTCGCCCGTTGCAACGGTCGTATCGCCAATGTATTTAGCGATACCGAGATCAACGAGGCGCTTTGCCTCGTTATCGTCAACCTCAAAGGCTTCGTCGTTCGGTCCCTTGGCCTGAACGCCGAACTTTGTGTGGAGGCCGTAAAAACCTCTCTTGATTTTGATTTTAGCCATAGCCGGTTCTCCTTTCCTACGCGGTTATTAGCCGATAACCTCTGCTGCGTAGATGTAAGGGCAGTAGTTCTTAGGAGCCGCGAGAGGTCTTGTGCCAAGACGAAGCTTGCGGATATCCTTGTCCTGATCGAGAACGAACTTGGAAACACGAGAAGCTGCGTAGGTGCGGAACTCTGTGGAGCCGTAGTCGATCTGGGTGATCTGACCGTACATCATATGACCACAGCCGGGGGCGGTTACCATAGCGGAGTCTGCAGGGAAATACTTCTGCTCTGCGTTGTTTTCGTCCGCATAGGTTTCGTCAACGCTAATGACGTTGAGCTTAAATCCACCATAGTTGATGGTGCCCATATAAACAACTCCGTCATATGCGCTGAGCTCTTCCTCGATCTTGCCGATGATAATGCCGCTGTTTTTGTCGAGAAGCGTCTTCATCTCTTCGTCTGTGATAAGCCAATCCGCGACATCGGAGCCAACCACGAGATCAGCAGCACGCAAACCGCGCTTGGAAAGCAGGCGGCACATAGCTTTAACGTCGCCGCGGTGGTTGCCGCCCTCTGCGTTCCACTTGGTATGTACGGTGTACTCGTGCTCGGAGGTCTCGCCATCGTAGAACTGAACGCGGAGCAATTCGCCCTTGGTGTTGGCATCAACGTACTCCTGCATATCACAAGCGTTGTTGATCATTGTCTGAACTGCCATCCACTCCTCACGACGAACGATACGAGCGTCGAGCTGAGTAAGGTCCTTGAGCTGAAGATGTGCGGCTCTCTGCGCGGGAGTCTGACCGGGATAAAGAGCCTCGCCAAATCCTCTCTTCTGAAGATCGTCGAGAGTAAGGCTTCTGGAAAGAGCGATGTACGCAGGCTGAAATTCGTGGATTTCGTAGCCGGTACGTCCAACGGCGATATCCCCGGCGCGAGGTGCTACGAAAGCGGCCATCTGACGATCGCCCTTCTGATACTCGGTAAGCACCTTGTCAGCTGCGAAGATGTCCTCGGGAGCTGTGGGGAAATATCTGTCCTTGAAGAATGTCTGACGAGGCGTGATCTCTTCTACGAGCGCCTGCAGAATATAGTTATCGAAAAAATTGATTGTGTTAGGCATTCTTTTGTCCTCCTGTTTTAGTTACCTGCAAAAGCAGCCTTGAAAACAATGCTGTATTTGCGGAGTGCATCGAAGTCCGTTGCGGAGATGGTGTAGCCATCTGCGACGTGGACTTTGTTGAGATTGAAGCACCCTGCGGTATAGACGGAAACGTTTTCGTCACTTTCCGTGCCGACAACGACATCATCGCACAGGATGCAATCGGCGTTCCCGCCACCCGTAACGAACTTCACCGCGATTGTCTTGGTGTTCGCGGGAGCTTCGCTGAATTCGAGTTCGCCGGTGACCTTGTTGTATGTGTACGCGGTGGTTGCGGTGCCATCGACCTTGACCTCCGTAACAGCAGAGGGAGTGACGCCACCGGACACAAGGCTGAACTTCGTTGTGCTTCCGTCGCCGGTCGCGGAGAATGTACCCGTATTATCGACGTCGCTGCCGAGAACGATCAGTTTGCCGTCTGCGTCTTTGGCGAGGATTGTCCCTCTCTTGATGGTGGCTTCTGCGGCGAGCTTGCGGATTGTGCCGCCTCTCACTTCGACCTCGGGAACGAGATCAACAACGAGGCCGTCATATTCCATCTCGCCAACTTTTGCGTTGAGATTTTTCATTGTGATACCTCCTTAGTTCTTGCCGAGCAATGCCTTGACACTGGCTCTCGCCTCTGCCTGCTTTGCTTCGGGTGTGGTCGGCTCTGCGCCGCCGTTGCCGTTGTCTGCGGGTGCGGCTCCTACACCGCCTGCACCGGACGCGTCGTAGTCAGACTTAACGTCTGCCATAAATGCGCCACCTGTTTTTGCTGCCGCCTGTGCGGCACGGAATGCCATCTCCTGTGCGGAGCACGGCTCGTCATACTTTGCCTTGCGGACAGTTTCATCATCATAGAGATGTGCGATACTGTCAATCTCTGCGAGGCGCTGACGTTCAGCATTGGTTGCGTTGGTGTCGGAAGTTGCGTGTTCGGCAGACACGGCAGCTCTCACTTCACTCTCAACCTGCGCTGCGAGTTCAGGGTTTTCTGTTCTGAGCTCTTCAAGATTTTTTGCCATAGGTTTGTTACCTCCTTCGCTGTCGGTTTCTGCCGACGTATTATTATTTACATCCGCCTGGCTCGCGGTTGTAATCGGAATGGACTCGGGCGCGGCCATACCACGCGCCAAGTGATACTTTTGCCCTCTGACAAAGAGAGCTTTTCTGTCGGCGCTTGCCGCAATTTCAAGCGGCTCTGCGTCCTCCAACAGTTCGTCTGCAAAGCCTTTTTCCACGGCTTCCTTACCTGTCATATATGTCGTTTCCGACATCATATGAGAGATAACCGTGTCAGAGAGCTTGCATTTTCTGCTGTAAATGGAAACCTGTGCTTTGTCCCACGCATCGTTTTGGTCTGCGATGTTGCGGAGCTCGTCGGCATTGTAGCCTCCGAACAGTCTGCACCAAGCCTTGTGGATCATAACAAGGCTTGACGGATTTACCTTTACATTGTCGCAAGCGCACATAATCAAAGAGCCTCCCGACATAGCCACACCGTCAACGATGCAGCTTGTTTCGATGCCACTCTGTGCAAGCTCGCGAATGCGATTGTGAATAACGATAGAAACGCCTGCATCACCGCCGTAGCTGTTTATACGGAGCACAAGCTTTTCGCACCCCGAAGCAACAACGGTATTGAGGTCTTTGAGAAATTCGTCCTGGATAATGTAAGAGCCGGGGATGGGTTCTCCTGTCCACCAATCTATCGGTTGGCTTTCCACGATGTCCCCGTACATAGTGATTTCCGCAACATTCCCGCTTTCGTTCACCATAGCATAACAAGCGCGGCGAATGTTGATCGGGGTAAATGTGCTATTCGGCATTACCTTGCCCTCCTGTTGTTTGATTTCCCGTGTTGTTCGGATCGGGAGGGTCCGTTGGATCAGGCGGCTCGGTCTGAACAGCCGGCGCCGCGGGAGGCTCGCTCGGTGTAGCAGAGGGCTTCAACTCGTTCTCGCGTTTCAAGATTTCGATGTTTTCTTCCCAGTTTCCACCGTAGAACTCGCGTGTTACCTGTTCGTTGGTCTTCCAACCGTGCTTTACGGCAAGCTCGTTCGCATCGGCTTCCTTTTTGGGATCGAGGTGAGTCTGTGCAGGTCCGTCCCATCTTGTTCCGCACCAAGCGGCTCTGATAAGAGGATCTGTGAAAAAGCCGGGCGCTTTGATGCGTCCGATTGCCACCGCTTCGGCAAGCCACGCTTCGTAGGTCGGCTGACAGAAATCGTCCACCAACCATACACGGCGCATTTTGAACGCTTCCCACGCTTCTTCAAGAGCTCCCTTTGCCGCGCTATAAGAGGAATTGAATTCCTTGATAAGCACGTCATAAGGTTGCTCGATCGCCGCGCCGACCATTTTGCACATCGTCTTGAAGAAAGACTCAAAGCTCGCGGTCGGGATATTGGGATTTCCGAACGTGATGTTTTCGCCGTCCGCAAGATGCTGAACGGTGCCAGGTCCCATCTCGTATTCGTTCTCGTCCTCGCTGATGGAGTCGGGTTGATCGTCGGGTATTCCGTCAATATCGCCTGCGCCGACCTCGTTCATAGGTATTTCGCTATGCTCGGTGTTGGTGGTGATCCAAGCTGTAAAGAACGATTGTACCAATGCAGCCATAAGCGTTGACTCGGTGTACCTGCGCAACTGCAAAAGCGTTTCGACAACAGGCGCCAAATACGTAACGCCTCGATATTGGTCGGGGCGCTCCGATGCCATGATGTGCAGAATGTTCGGCAGTCCTGTTTTTTCGCCAACCACAACAACGCGCTGCCACGTCGTTTTCTCGGCGGTGACTTGATACGGATAAGTGTTGCGAATGTAGTAAGCAACGACGCAGCCGTTCTCGTCAATTTCTACGCCATCGAAAATTTTGTTTCCGGTCGCAGGGTTTACTCCCTGTGTGGTTGTCGGGTTGACCGTCTTTGCCATATCAATCGGGGTGCTGATCCTGTCAGCCTCGATGATGTGCAGACGGAGAGAGTAAGGGTTCATCGGTGTTGTCTTGTATCTCTTG